GTTCATCGTTTTTGATTTGTTTGATGGCTGGGAAGAGTTCTTCAGGCTTCTTATCAACTCCGTTAGAGTTCATGATATAAGCAGCACGGAGATCTTCTCTCCATCCAATGGGTCTGCGCTGGAAATACTCGAACCAACCTTGAATTTCCTCGTAATCCATATTGTCTATTTCATTTCGAGTTCTACCTAGGGTAAAGGCAAGGTCGTAGTAATGCATTTCTTCCGCGCTTAGACGTTTCCCGATTCAGGAACGTCAACAGCAGCGAGGCCACTGTATTCCATAACTTTTTGTTGTAGAGCAGCAAGGTCACCAAGAGAGAAAAGATCGAAATCTTCGTTACTTAGTTCAGCAGCTTCAACAACGCCAGCACGGATTACAAAGCGAATAGCTTCAATGTTAGAATCAAAGGATGTAGCATCCTCTAAATCTTTTGCCATATTTTGCATTTCACGTACAGCTTTTAGCGAGAGTTTTGTTAGGGTTACTTTGCCGCCTTCAACAGCTTCAAAGTCAATTACTTTTGTTTGTGGTTTAAGTTTCATCGTTATTCACCTTTAGTGTTATCATCCTTATCAGAGAAGAGATGTTTATTGTTTAATTGGAAATCATCTAATAATTTTCTTGTTTTATGTAGGACATCTAGAGTTTCAAAGATTTCTGCCTTCTTTGAAGGTTCAGAAGTAAAGTCTTTCATTCTATCGAATGTCTTACGAATTGATATGTCTACACTCTTCCTCATGTGACGGAAGGTAGTCTTAAGGACAAATTCCTTAGAGAAAGGTGGTTTGTTATTATTATCCATAATAATATTTACCTTATAATAGAACCTCATCAGAGGCCTTATGCACCTAAAGACCTTGATAAAGACCTTTATAAATACTTAAATATAGACCCCAGGAGGTAATAGGGGTTAACGTAGATTTTGTAATTGGAGGGGATCTCCGAAGAAACCCCCTCCGCATTACATAATCAATAGATAGCTCTATTAATTACTAACCTTAGCTTGGGAGACCGTAAACGGAACCAGCTGTGTATGAGAAAGGACCTTCGAAGTCGCCATCAATAGTCAAAGCAATGTTTGCTTGTGTGGCGTCTGTTAGGGCAGGTACGATCTCGAAAGAAGCGATAGTGCCTTGGAAGTAGACATCTTCATACTCAGTAGTTGCATCTGAAGCAGGTGTGGCTTGTACACCACCGTCTTCTGTGTTTGAAAGACGAACACGGAATACGAGGTTTGTACCAGACTTGCGTAGAGCGTCTAGAGCGTAATGATTAGTTGGGATGTAGTTAAATGTGAACTCAAGTGAAGGAGCGTCAGCTTGGCCTTGAATCTGTGAAGAGATTGACTGACCGTACTGAGGTACATTTACGATGTTTGATGGTGTGCCGAGGCTTGGGAATTCACGAATTCCTTCAATAGCAACGGGGACTTCGCCAGCAGTAGAAACAAGCGCCGCTGCAGTTGTGTCAGTTGGAGCAGAGGATTCGAATTTACCAATTAGTTGAGCTGGGTTTGCACGATTATCTGTTGTGAGTGAACCTGGTACATAATCGATGCGTGTATAGATTGACGCGCCAATGTTATTAATGTGTGCCATAAGATTTTATTCCTTAGTTAGCAAAGTAGTTATAAGTCAAGACATAGTCCACTCGATAAAGTCCTTCGTTGGAATCATCGGTGCCGAGAACGGCTAGTGCACTTACACTTGTTTGTATACTACCATTTGTGGTTGTAAATAATTTTGTTTGCAAAGACTCGTCGAGAGCATCAGCGATTTGCATTGAACGAGAGATACCTGTATTACCTTGGGTGTATATCTGAATTACTACTTGTCCGGCTGTACCGAGATTTCGGTAGTCAGCACGAATACGAGCAGGTAGGATTTCTAAGCGTAGAAATTCTGTTTGAGATACAGCACCTTGGAAGTTACCTGGTAAAACCTTTATTGAACCTACTGCACCGTTTAGCCATTCACTAGAAGCGAATACACTTTCAATAGCAGTTTGTTGTTCTGAGAATTTTGCCATGTTAACCTCCTACAGCAATGATTTGTAGGATAAACCCACTAACATCTTCGAAAGAAGATATTGAGTAAGTTTTAGAGCCTATAACGATTTCATCATAAAGCGAGAGATCTGTTACATCTTTAGATTTGATAATAACTTCGATTTCTTCTTTAGTGTAATCTTCTGGTTCTCTTTTAGTACTAAGTACGATAGCCTTTATTGTTGTTGACGTCTCAGTACTACTT